AGCTGCCTACTTTAACATCAAGGATGTCAAACGTAGTGCCTTGTACTGTTACGGTGGTGAAGTTGTCATCTCCATGGCGCCACTTAACGCGAAACTTCTTGATGCCTTTTGGTGCAAACCAGCCAAATGTAATCTTAACGGCAATACGTCCATTCAGTTCATACTGCACTTCTGGACTTGTGCCACCACCAAGCTGCTGGGTGCTGATTGCTGCAAGCTCACTTGGCTGGCCAGGAATCTCGTTGAGGTTGGTTGTATCCCTAGTCTCAAGTGGCACGCCATCTTCGATGTAGGCGTATTTGCTTTCATTATGTGCAATCGCTACGATGCCGTAGTTAATGCCATCTGATTCATTGACGCTAAGCACACGCCATGTGGATGCCTGAAGTGTTGGGCTTTCAAGTATCCAGATGCTGTTGGCATTAGGTGCAGCACTTAATGCGGATTGTAATGTAATTACATTGGTTACTACTGTTGAAATTTGACGTTGTTCTACGGTGCCATCAGGAAGGATCACGCTCAGCAGCGAACCACCTTCAATGCTCAGGTCGGTGTTGGCAGAATCATCCACCGTTATCACGGTGGTAGTTGCAGCACTGATGCGCCCAGCACGCCGTGATCCGGCCCTTACGGGATCTGAAATCAGGATGATCTGCCCAGGCCGTACCTGCTGGCCAGCGTCAAGGCTCGATGCAAAGGTGCACACCTCCTTCTCGTAGCGTTCTGCAAAGAGCAACCACTTACCGATGCGGTTGGCCTGGCCCCTGCTGGTGCAGGCGAACGCACTGACTTCAGCGCGTACCACGCCATACTTAGCAATGGCATCAATGTCCTCTACCACCTCATAGGCAGTGTCGCGCAGGCTCAGATCGAGGTAGCTGACCACTGCCACGTTAGGCCGCACCTTGAGGCTGCTGCCGCTGTAGCTGAAACCCTCTGGCGTTACGTTGGCCTGGTTGAACAGGTAGACGGGATCTGATGGTGCATCCTGCTCGATCGTGAGGCTGCCGGTGCTCCAGTACGCTTGGCAGCGCATGACCGACAGCAGATCATTGACGAGCTTATAGGCTTCTTCTGCGGTTTGAACTGAGGTGCTGCAACTGAACCGTGCTTCTTGGCCGCCGAAGCCATCATCTACTAATGCGTTGGAATACTTGCTAGCAACAAAGAAAGCAAACTTATCCAGTTGCGCTGCGCTGATGTGATTGCCCGCGCCATAGCGCGGGCTGGTAAGCAAATCGTAAAGTATCCAGGCCGGACATGATGTCCACGTTGCTGCTGCAAACGTACCATTCCAGACAAAATTAGCTGGGTAGATGATCCGCCCAGTAGCAGCATCAACAGTAACTCCAGCCGGAATTAGAACCTTGATACCTTTAACCAGATAGCTGCGTGATGGGATGCTACTAAACTGCTCTGCATCCACCCTGAGGCCAACTAATGCGCTGTTGGCATAGGTCAGCTTGGCATCAATGATTTCCGTGTAGCTGCTCCAGCTAAACGCATTGGCCAATAACGTACTGGTGCTGTCATCCGTGATGCGCGTTACCTTGATGTCTACAATGTCGGATGGATTGGGACGCGCTAATTGAATGAGGTAGTCCTTGCGGTATTCGTCTGCTGTACGGCCACTGATGGTGTCGTCTATCTTGGTGGTGTAGCCGCCGCCTTGGTACTGAATTGCAATCTGCAACTGGACGCTAGAGCCTGACGTATCGCCGTTGGTATTGTCAATCTGCTGAAGCGATGGGATGGAGATCGTAATTCGAACAGCATCAACGTCAACATCGGTGATGGTGCGTACCTGCGGAACGTCTTTGGCAACCGTGATGCCTACGGGCTTTTCATCTTCAATGCCGCCACCGAGCGGGATGTACGTTTGATTCTGCGTACCATTGCGTGTGTAGATTGTTACATCTTGAAAGTTGTAACTGCCGTCTGGATTCTGTAGGACGGTGTTGTTCAGGAAGACAGACTTCAACCCATCGGCTAATCCTTCAATTTCGCCTTCTGAAATCAAGTCGATGACGTTGGCATACTGCCTTGAATCAAGGCTGTCTGGTGCCGTAGATGGTGTACGGCTACTGCCACCACCACCACCTTTGCCGCCATCACCACCACCAGCGCCGATGATCGTCATGCCTGCACCTGCACCGTATCAACGCCAGCAGAAATCACCACACTGCCTACTAGCGTCAAGCCATAAACGCATGGCACTGGTACGCCTTGCCTGCTGGTCTGCTGGATGCCGGAGAAGTTGAACGTCTTGCGTGGGTCATTGTCGCTGCCAACACCTTGCGGGATCGTAGGTACTGGTGACAGCAATTGGGCAACGCCGCCGAGGACAAGACTGGCGCCAATTCCCCCAAGAAGTACAGCCGCCGAACCTCCAATAATTCCCATTCCTGCACCACTTAAACCCAAGCCCAAACCCATGAATCCTCCAGCAAGAGGACCAAGAATGATTGCACCTGCTATTAATGCAATGCCAGCCAAGATCCGCCCAACTGCACCAGCACCTGCGATCACAGGCACGATCATGATGTCCTGCTGGCCGGCTGGATCGTGGATTTCGTCTAGCGTCAGGTCATAGCTGCCGACCGTAACGCGGTAGTGCTGGTCGGCCATGTGCTTCTCAAGGCCCGGGAAGTTCGCCGCTAGCATCCGCACTGCCTCAGCAGCAGTTGCCACATCCGCTTCGAGCACACGGCTGCCGATGAACTTGGCTAGTTGACCGTAGAGCTTGATCTTACGGAGCATGGCGCAACCTCCTTCCAGTCATCTTAGCTAACCAGCCGCCATACATGTCACGGCTGCTGAGGCGGCCTTGTATGTGATGGAGCACCATGCCATCGCCGATGTAGACAGCGCAATGGTTCAGCCCATGCGCATTGATCGACATCAGCAAGAGATCACCGCTTTCGAGGTGCTCATCTTCTTGCAGCTCGCGGAAGCCAGTGGCCGCCCAGCAACCTTCAAACATCGGTGCCGCAAGGAAATCTGCCGGATCCACTGGCCGCTGCCAGTCGCGCAAGGCAATGCCATGGTTGCTGTACCAGTCACGGGCTAGGGTCCAGCAATCCTGCACGGCCCACACCCATTGCCGACCGATCAGCGGTGAGCGGTAGCCACATGGCACGTAGGTGCCCCATGCCTTGGTCTTCGGGTTGACGATGTGCCACGGCAGCTTGCTGACCTCTGCGGCCACCTTGTCAGCCTCACTGGGTAGGGCTGGCGTTATCGGATGGCTGTGGACGATAGCCGTGATCTCACCTGCATCTTCCGCGGCGGCATAGTCCTCAGGATTCAGCACAAACAACTGCTCGGGCTGCGTCGCAAGGTTGCGGCACGGCCAGTAGCGGGCGCGGCCTTTGACGATCACGATCAACCCGCACGCCTCGCGGGGGTCTTCAGCCTCCGCATGTTCTAAGGCAGCATCTTTCCATGTCATGTGAAGTAGGTGCCGATGCCTGGGTAGCCGCCAAATGGAAGTTCAGCGGACTGGCCAAATCTTGCCTTACAACTATCAACACGCTTACCGCAGATGTCTTCGCTTGCGTTACCCACGGCAACATCGTTGACGTTGAAGAAGTTAGTGCCCGCGTAGCTGCATTCATTTGAACGGTACACCCATTGACACCGCGTAATACATTGCCGTTTCGGGCAACGGATACCCGCGAGATCAAATGCACTGGCGAGTTCATACTCCACTACGTCACGGTTTTCTGCTGACTTGCGATCTACGAAATAGATCTCGCGTGGGAACTCAGCAGTTGGATCAGGTGTGCCAAATGGGTTGCCAGCTTCCTGATAGATAAATGTACTATCTTCATACATCAAAGCAAAGCTGTCTTCAGTTAGCAGATAATCAACGCCTGGAAAATTTTCATTATCAATAAATCGCCCTAGTGTCCTGATGCGCGTGAACTTAGCACCTTCCAAACCTTCTGGTAGCGTCAGGATTAACGCTGTGATGGTGCCCATGATGTTGCTGATCCGCATCCTGGGACGCGGCAGTGTACCCTGACCGCTGTATTCAAAACCCTCCACTTCAATAGGTAGCGCCATGTATGGCTGGCCAGCCCAAATTAAATCACCGTTGTTGTTTAGGCTTGTGCCCGCATGGAAGTAATACGTTTCAGCAACGCCATGCTGCGGCACATTAAGCTCAAGCTGAAATAGCTCAATCAGTGCGCCGGGCGCAACACCCTGCAACGCACTGACTAGATCATCT